CTGCCTCGTGACACGGGGTCTTGAGGCAGGGACAGGTTCCACTGGTATCCAGACAAGATAGGAGCCGTCTGGACGAGAAAGAAAGGATACTTGGTTAGAAGGGGACGTCATCATCGGCAACATGCGGGATCTCCGTGGTTGCCGAATCATAACCTTCTTCTGTTGAGAAGCCGTGAGCCGAAGCATCACCAGTCTTGCCGGTGAACTCCACAAGGTCGATTACTTGCACAGCCTTGAGTCGGAGTGAGACACCGAGGCCAGCCAATGCAGTGTGGTAGGGGACGATCTCGCAGGACACTTTGATCTTGCTGCCGCCGCCAATGTTCTCGCTGCCGTTGAAAGGCTTTGCCTTGGCATCGAAGATGGCTGGCTTTTGGTCCCAAGTCTCGGAACCTTTGCCACCCTTGGCTTTCAGTTTGAACTTGACGATTCGCTTGGTTGCATCTTCGTCGTGTTCGGTGATTGGGTTTGCACCTTCTTTGAACTTGGTGTTGGGCTTTTGAGATCGGATCTCGTCAGCCAACTCGTTCTTGGCGTTTTCAATCATGCCTTCCAACTCTTCGACATCATCAACATCGAGAATCAGTTGGGTGGTGTAAACGCCGTCTTCGTCGAACTTGGTGTCCGGTTCAGACAGGTGCGGGTAACGGGCAATGCCCACGCTAGTTGTGTACTTGGTAAGAGTACGTCTCATAAGGGAATCCTTTCAATTCCAGTAGTAAGGTGAGTCCAACACCTTGGTGATATCCAAGTCCCCACGTTGGGGAGCGGAAGGTAAGTGTACACCAGATGGCAACATGGTCAAGAACATTTGTTCGATTTTTCCAAGCATGTCATCTTCAAAGATTTCGACGGTGGCTTCACGCACCGCTTCGTTGAACAGGTCACAGTCAGTAGCAAGAACAGAAGCAGAGTCGTGAACACCAAAGATGTTGTTTACTCCTCTCTCCAAACACTTCAACACTGTCAAGCCGAGGATGCCACCAACGCCGTCCAAAGAGTGAACAAGGTTTGCACAAATGCCGTTGATTGTCTTCCGCTTACTTGTTTCTCCATTCTCAACATTGATGCGGTGTCTTCTGACATTCCCAGCCACAATAGTTTTGACTGTCTGTGAGTCATAGTTTTCGTACCTCATCTTGACGGGAAAGCCAAGGGGAGTAACCCAGCGAGGAGTGACGTCATGCTCAAGGAGAACTTTGGTGCAATCTCTAAGCCACTCCATGCAGGTATGAGCAGCACCAACAATTTCGTTGATGGCTTCCCAAATCAAAGCCGACAAAAAGTTGCACGGAGCGTACGTCTCTTCATCAAAGGGATTGTCTCTTCCTGCTTTCAACTCTTTGTAGAACCACTCTGCGGTGTAAGACTGACAGGAGTAGAAGGTAGATCCGTAGCACAGAGTCATTGTTTGTCTCTTTGTGCATGTACGAGTGATCCCAAACTCAAGCCATTTCTTTGCGTATGAGTCAGAACTCTCTTGGAGTTTCTGAATAACACGATCCGCGACCAACTGATAAGTATCAGATGGCTCGCTGTCCGGCAGGACGTTTGTAGACAAGGCAGACACTGGGTCTTTAAGCAGCATTGCGTAAATCTGCAATCCTTGTGTTGTCGCATCAAGTGCGACGGGCAGCGTAGTGCGGAATGAAGATCCTTGCAAGTGCAATTCTGAAATTTCGTGACAAGCCGCAACAAACCCGAATGGATCGTCCGCTTTTGTCCAATCCATATTTGATGTCGGTTCTGCTCCAACCGCTTTGATCATCTCGATATTGGCTTCAGTCCACCTGTATCGGTCAGTAAAGGTTTTTTTATCCATGCCCCACTTGTTAGCAGCATTGATGTAGAGCCATCTAACACCCGAATCGTTGATTTTAGCCCCGTCCTCAAACCTCAGAGTCGCCTTCGTCCACGACGGGCCTTGTGGTTGCCAATAGTGGGGTATGTAGTACCAGCGGCCCCGGAAGTCCAGATTGCCGGGAAAGTACACCCGATCATCTTTGAACCGCGACATGACTTGCACGGTCTTCATTACCTGTAATCGTTTGGATTTTTGCCGCTCGTTTTCAAAGTGGATACGGGCAGCATCCTTTCTCCATTTCCTTCTCGACTCTTTATTCGTGTCGATGTCTAGCGGTTTGTTTGGGATTTGGTGATCTTCCATTGAGGGCAATCCACCAACCGGAAGGGCTTTGTCCCACGCCCACTCCAAGGTCGCAGCGACCGACGAGTGATAGCGAACCGGCACTCTCTGTAGGGTGTTCACCGCACGGTAAACATTGTCCATCTCAGTTACCGAAAGTTCTTCAAGATACGCAGCATCTTGCGTCTTGACGAGTGGTCGGTGTCTGATGTTGATGGAGGCGTAACCGCCGATGAACGGGTTGTTCCAGTCGAGAGGGCGTTCGACGGAAGGCAACCATACAGGGAACATTATACTCGCTTCTTCGTGCCCGTCACGCATCCATTTCAAGATTTCATCAGTGGGTCGAATGTAAGTGTACGACTTACCGCGAGCGTCCTTGCGAGTCACGATCTTGATGATGCCGGTGTGTTGCTGCATCAGTTCAATCAACGTGAGGCCGACAGCGACCGCTTCTTTCTTGTCCCAGCGACTGATCCCCATGTCGTGGTACTTGAGAGTGTTGGTGATGAATTTACTTTTGGTTTTCTGGGATTTGTGCCGGTCAATGACTCGGTGCATCTGCTTCCAGAGAGCAGGTTCATTCTCAGCGACCGCTCGGAAGATTAATTCATCTTCTAGTAATCGTGCGATGGCAGCAGCCGTGGGAGTAATTTTTTTCTCCATGCTGATTGAGTCCAACAGCGACCGCGAAGTGATAGTGGCAACAACGCCAGCAGGAAGCATTTCAATGTAGGGAGCAGCACGATGTCTACGACCCGGCTTCGAGCGAGTGGTGGACAGCCAGAACTCAATACCCTTTTCCAATTCGACAACAGCCCCGCTCAACAGTTGCCTGCCGACGGGGGTAGTGGTTTCCATTTTGGTTTCTTTGGCTCGCTTGACCTTGTGGTTGTAGCGTTCCTGACCAAGGCGGATCATCTCCTGCTCAAGTTTTTGCTGGGACTTGCTCACGCTCCGAGTGTACCAAAAAAACTGGGACGTCCCAGAAACCATGAGCGCAAAAAAACCCCCCGCAGGCCGAAGCCTACGAGGGGTCACAAGGAGGAATCTGGGACGTCCCAGATTTTACTCTGGATTGAGTGAGATTGTCACGGCAGATCGCGTTTCAATCCAAACTTTTGCACCGCAGTTGAGCGGCTTGTCTGGTTGGTACGTAACGGAGGTCACACCGTGAATGTCAGCCGACCAGCCCTTGTGATTCCCGTCAGAAGTCTTGACAGTGATCGGGGGCTTACGGTCCTCATTCTTTGAGTTGGCACGGATGACATGCTGGTTGATATGGATGCGTTTGAGTTTGCCCTCGGGCAGAATCAACTCAGCCTTGTCGCTGGAGATTGCAACATGGTCGAAGTCGAAGAGTTCGCCTTGGACCGTCTCACACTCTTTGTTGTAGATGCGTTCGTAATCACTCATCGTCAGGGTCCTCTCTGCCTGTCTCGGCATCGTGTCGCATGCACTCAGTATGCTCCTCCTCCAAGTCCTCGTGGTATGCGATCACTTGATCCACGCGACTTTTGAGTTGGGGCAGTTGCTGTGCCGTGAGGAGTAGGTAGACGTTATTGAACATACGCTTTGACTGTGAACGTGCGATCTCAAGCGTGCATTGTCCTATGCGTTCGAAGCCAGTGTCCGTGTACGCATACCAATCATTTCGTGGCAACCTCATAGGGTGACCTCCTTTAGAAGTAATTCCATACATTCGTCGTAGTCAACCATCGACAGTTCGTTTCCATGATGGTTGCAGATGTCGAAATCTGTCCACGGCAGGTCGTGAACCGACCCCCCACTGTTAGTCCACCACGACAGGGATTCACCGACGTACCGCACAAAGCACCAGCCGTGAATACGCAGTGCCTGTTCTGGTGAGTCGAACAGACCATGCTTGGCACTTACGACACGCTGAAGCAATTGCTTCATCTCAGGATCGTCGTTGATCCACTTGCCCACGGATTTGCTGATGGCCTTGGTGAAGTCAGTCATGGCCTCGCCGTAGCCTTCACAACCGCTCGCCTCTTGCCACGGCTTGCAGTCAAAGTTTTTCTCGTGCCAATCAACACACTCGTACCGTTTGCCGATCTTTTGGTCGATCATGCCATGAATGCGATCGTTGGCTGCTCTTGCTAGTTCTCTAGACATTTTTTACTCCTTGTTGGCCCACCACCCCCAGCCCATCTCAAACTGGAGGGTGGCAGACCAAAATCTGGGACGTCCCAGAATCAGAACTCAGACGCTGACAACTCTTGATCGAGTGCCGGTGCATTGAAGCGATCATTGAGGATCTTGTCGAGCCGCCCGAAGCGGGACGCTTGCGTGATCACGTTGCGACCACGGTCGTTGGAGGTGAAGGCGTTGTAGAGCGAGTCTACGTTGCGCTCACGGAACTCTGGATGCTCTGGAGTCTCCCAGTGTCCGAGGACACGCATCGTCGCCGCAGCACCGATGACACCCTCACGAGCAGCCTCCATGATGCAGTGCTTGGCATCGTCATTGCCGCACTCCATGTTCTTCATCCATTCCACCCGCCGCACACGATCCTGAGCCACTACTGGAATGCCGCTGATGCAGGAATCGAGCATGTTGAACAGGGACTCGAAGCCATCGTCCTCAGAACCGAGGCCACGCATGTGCTTCTTGGACACCTTGCCTGCGACCTTGCCCAGAGTCATACCGTTGGAGCAGACTTGGACACGCTCGCCCAACGCACCGCCAGCCCGTGTGGACATGTCGTATGAGTTGGTCAAGGCAAACTCCCACCAACGGTCGCCCGTGTCCGGCAGGTCAGGCCGAGAGATCCCGTACAAAGACAGGAACCTCCCGTACTTCTTGTGATCCTTGATCTTGGGGTTCCTGACCGGAGCAGCCGCATAGTGGACTGGCTCGGACAGGCTGAACCCGTGGTTCTCAAGGATCCGCGTAGCCATGTCCACAAACGTGCCATGAGGCAGGATGCGGTATGTGTGCGGATACTGGGTGGGAGTGGGAAGGTTTTGGATGGTCTTGTCATCCACGATGTCACCCCAGTTGCCGGGATCGAACGGGGTGGGTTTGGGTGGGTCACTGATTGTTGGCATTTTGGTAAGCCTCCTGTGCTTGCTTGTATCTGGCTTGAGGAACAGAGTTGAACATATTGGGGTTGGTGATGTCAGCATTGGTGATCTCGATACCACGAGTCTGGGACGTCCCAGAATTGCCAACCACAGCGTTGAGTTCGGCGATCTTGCGTTCACGCAACTTGCGGATCTCGGCGTTGAGGCCAACGGTCACGATGCGACGGAGAATCTCAGACTTGTTGGTCTTGAGCATGGAACCGTTGGACAGGTTCTCGTGATTGAGTTCCCGCACCAAGTACTCGATGTCCTGACACATCTTGATGGGTGCTTGAAAAGAAAGGGATTGTTGGTTGTTAGGCATGGGAAGCCTCACTTTCTGCAAGGATTTTCTCTGCCTTGCTGATTTGCTCGCCCTTGATGTCGGCAACCTTTTGAGCCAAGGCCAAGCCGAATTGGGCGATGTCGGAAAGAGTCAGGCCGGATTGGCCCTCCTCGTCAGTGCGATTGTCGTACCAGATGGTCAGACGCTTGGGATACATGGCATGGATGTTGTGTGCCTCAAGAGTGATGTATCCGAACTCTTTGAATGGCTTGCCAAAGATTGAGTGATCCTTGACAGACAGGGAATGCACCCCATCGAGAGTCATGTTGAACGAGAACTGCTGATCGATTGCAGACATTGGATTTCCTCCTCCGACATCATGTCGGAATTGTTTTTTAGTAAGTATCTGGCCCGCCGTATCGCAGCGTTGCGTACTTCAGGACGAGCCTTTTTGGAACCGAGAATCAGGACAAGCGTCCCAATTCGATTCGTCAAACGGAATGTACTTGGCTCAATGGCTCACCTCCTTGAAAGGCACTAGCCCCCACACCGTGAACTGTGATCTGAACGTGGGGGACCCGCACAGATCGTTCGGACATGTTGCCTTGGCACAGGTGACACTGGTCACAGGTCGTACGCTTGCCACCCTCGTCGGATGCAGGACAAACGATCTGGCCTTTCTGGGACGTCCCAGATTTGTTGACCCTGAAGCATCGGTATCCGATTGACTCAGCAATGGCTTGCTCCTCGTCGCACTCGACTGAAGCCATGCAGAGATCAGCGAAGCCGGGATCACACCACTGCCATTGATGCGTATATCCGGTCCACTGCTTTGCATTATCGCATAATCGTTTGCACAAGTCAAGAGGCAACATGGCAGGATCACCGTAAGAGCCAAGACGAAATGAACGACCACTGAGGCGACGAAGGGCCAGCGACAGATCCTTCTCGTACTTGCCCTTCTGGTATGCCTTGTACACGCCGTTGGGGCCGAGCAGATTGACATAGCAGGAACGCTTGCCCGTGGTGAGATCACGGCGATGCACACAGTCACCGCAGATGCTGGAATCTTCCCCATTGCGAGTAGCAGATATGGGATCAATGTCTTGGCGAAGAATCCATGACTGAATCATTTGGCCCGTCTTGGGATTCTTTGTGCCGGTAAAGCCGGTCAGGATGCAGACGATGGGCTTGCCGTCAATGGCGGATGGACCCTCGTAGACGATCACAGGAACCGCCCCACTGCGTAGATGATGAGCCAAGTCACCACACCGCCAGACAGGAACCCAAGCAAGTAGAGCAGCCACTCGCCCGTACCGTCGTACCACTTGGACTTGTCGTTGAGGTAGCCACCAGCGACTAGTGGCGGTTGATTCTGGGACGTCCCAGATTTGTAGTCATCAGGGAGAAGGTCGAAAGCGATTTGCTCGCCAGTAGGCAATTTGCCATCAGAATAAGACATAAGAAAACTCCTTGTACGGCACAAATACCGATGCACTAGTTTAACAGATTTGGCAGCGTAAGTCAAGCAAATACTAAGTTCATAGCCTGACCGAGCGACCGCAAGCGACCGACCTATCTATCACAACCCGCACGATTTCTGGGACGTCCCAATGTTGAGGCCACATGCCGCGAGCGACCGGGGCTATCGCATCCCTCCTCGCTCCGCTCGTCGGGGCTGTCACGCCAAAAAATTTGGCAAAAAAATAACCCCGCCGAAGCGGGGCATTTGTGTTCTGGGACGTCCCAGATTGTTCAGCCTTGGCAAACCTCTTCGCTAGTGGCTTCCATCAATTTCTTCACGGTTCCCGCCATTCGGGTGAGGAGCAACTTCTTCATTGCCATCGATGTAGTGGCATCGGCAATGTGTTCGTCGATTCCGTCCAATGCGGCGAAAGCAGTCATCTGACGATCTTTCGGAGTTTGCTCAGAATCGGCAACTTGCGAATCATCGATTGTGGCGGCAGTTGCTCGGTCGTCTTCGACGCCGATGGGAGCCTTGACAGTCTGGGACGTCCCAGATTTTTTGGTTTTGGCCAATTCTTCTCGGAGCCATGAAGCCTGCCCACCAGCGGCAATCCAACGATCGACCAACTTTGTCAATTTGACTTGGTTGACATCATGCCAAATCGACTCCAAATCGTCGAAATGATTTTGGTTGGGATTCTGAACGAATTTCTTGCCAATGATCGTAATGCACAAATGTGAGCATGAGACGGCGAAAGGAGCAACTGCCTTATTGCCCTTCAAGATTGTGAACTCGTGTCCCAGTTTGGCGGCAATTTCAATAATCAGTCGATGCTTAGCCCAGTTGGACTCATCGTCTTTCATATCGATCTTTTCAAGGGTTTCGGCTTTCACCTTTTGCCATTCGGCTTTGGCGGTGGCTTCTTTCAATTCGAACCACAGTTGGATTCGGCGGACTGCCCAAACTGTGGAGAGGAGTCCGGTCAGACGTTCTTTGTTGGCGGCATTTTTCAAGGCGGTGAGAATCTTAGACATGGTTTCGCTCCTTGCGAATGGCACTATTGCCTTCAATAGATTACCAAAAGTTCAACCATAGTTCAACCTATTGTTCGAACATTTTTCCAGATTCTGGGACGTCCCAGATTCGCACAAAAACGCCCGCCCTCGGGCATGTAGCCAACGCTACAAGACAGCAACATGTAGCCAATGCTACAAAGAGTCACATTTTGCAAGGGGGGCATGGGGGCAACAGATCAACAAATTGTCTTTTTCTTACCTTCTCAGATTTTTTTACCAAATTTGCCCGAAGTTCAGCAACATTACTCCTCCACTGCTCCAAACGGTCTTGATTGGAACCTTGTTAAAGCCGTTATGCCACTTAAATTTGTAGTTCAGGACAAACACGGGCATCCATCTCCATCACAAGTCTCTTCTAGACACCGCATACTGACAATGCAGCCTCTTGGAATGATGTTGATGTTGCCCAGAGTCTCTGGGTCGTTGTGCTTTGAACTGGCAATACGGACAACATGGTCATCCTTGTGGTACAGCCAGCCAGCAGTTTGAACAACGACAGGATCAAGTTCATGGGCCTCTTCGACAGGAACCCACGGACGCTCAACGCCAGTAATGTCGTACCACTCAATAAGAACTAGCATCAGAACCTCGGCATTGGTTTTTCGGAGTCAGTTTGAATGGTCAAAGCGGAACGCCCACGGGCTGCTTTACTGCTACGAGCGGGCCGTTTCTTTTTGTACCGAACACTTCGGGTAGATTGAACGACATCTGAACTGCCAATAGGAGAACCCACAGGGCGGAAACCGGTTCTTGGATCCCTTCGAGTTGCGAGAACTGGACGGCTCCGGTCGGCCCCCGGATTGTTTTCTGATGCTGTAGGCATTACTTGTTTCCTTTTACTCTGTTCGTCCGTTTAGACGTAATTCTTAAATTAGACCGACCATTGGAGCCACCTTTGGACAACGGACGTTTGTGATCGACCTCTCGTGGGTCGCCTTTTTTCAATCCCAACTTGCGACGGGCCTTGTTTCGGTTATTTCGATTCCGCTTTTGCTCCGGCTTACCGTGGTACTCTTCGTACTCTTTGCGGTAGTTGCGTGGCTCTTTACGGGGCATCGTGTGTTCCTTTGCGTCAGGGGATTAACTCATAGACAGGGAGAGGACAAGTAGAAAGTAGGTCTCTAATTCACCTAGATCCCTGAGACCCCCCTTACCCCCCATAGGAGTAAGGAGAGTCGGACTAGGTTTTCACCTGAGTCCCTTCGACCCCAGACCATGTGATCCATATAGGTGTCCCTATTACGTCCATGTCAGTGGATTGGGTTTACGACCAACTGCATGATCCATGAAGTTTTCTAGTTGATCACGCAGTTTCTGATCTTTACGGTCTCTCATGGACTGTTCCGCGTCCTGAGCCATCTGTTCGGTCCAGTACGACACAGCCATTGCCAGCACATCCAGACGGTCATCGTGGGCGAGAGAGCCTCTGTGCTTGGTAATCCGGCTCATCTGGTACATCAACTGGTAGCGGAGAGCCTTCTCAGGAGGCATTGAGCGGGTGCTGTCGTAGTCGTGTTGGACCACCTTTCGGTCAAAAACCAATTTGTGAGCCGACATCACAGGTTCCAGCGTGTCAATAATCCGCTTTTCTTTCTGGGTGGTGTGCTTAACCTCTTCAATTGAGCAGGGGTAAATCTTCTTCAGCACAGGCTTAAGCAACTGGGTAAACATGCCGTCGCCGAAGTTGGCTTCGATACGCAACATGTTTACCTTCTCCTTCTTGGCAATCTTGCACAGGGCTTCCAGAGTCTCCTCTGAGTACCCGCCCGGCAGACCCCCTGCGTCAGTGACGTACAGGTTGCCGTTCAGCATCTTGACCACGGCATAGGCCGTCTCATCAGCACCCCGTCCAGAAGGGTCAATAGCCATGACTGAGCCGGTGTAGTCAGCCCATGCTCCGTCGATCACCGTAATGGGGCCGTAGTAGCGATCTCCGGGCAGCCCCACGTTAGGCAGGTCTTGGATCACATTTTCCTTTGAGGCTCCCCAGACAGGCTTCTCCGGCCCCTGTGAGGAGTTTATGGACATAACAATAAGATCACCCAACTTCAGCGGGTAGCGGCCCTGATCAGACAGGCTGGAGTCCAGCATGAACTGGAGATTGAATCCGGTGCGTCCGTAGGAGGCTTCCCGCTCCAGCAGATCCTCGTGGTCAAACCGATCAGGGTCCGTAGGCTTGCCATTAATATCTGGATCAGTATCCAGTTCGGTAATGAGTGCAGGAGCCAGTTTATCTCCATATCCCTTTCGCTGCATGCTAGATGGATATCTTGCGGGCCAAATACGAACCTCGAAGCCACGCTCAGGCATATAGGTGTAGATACTGGATTCTGTCTGGGGTGTACCCAGCACCACAATGTGGCCTCCCGGCTTCAAAACCGCATCAAACTCCTTCATCGTCTCCGTCAGTTTGTCCCGCATGGTCTGGGTCGCACTATTGTTCAGAGATTCGACATCATCAGCCACAATCAGGTCTGCCCGTGATCCAGTGATCTGACTGGTGATTCCCTTGGACACCACAGAGGGGGCGTGTGAGGCTTTGGCTGGCCCAACGTCAAATGCCACCTTGGAGTTCCGCTGATCCTCTGTGGGCTTCAGGTGGCCCAGCAAAGGCATCTCATTGATCATGCGGAGAGTAAAGGTAGAAAAGTCATCTGACCGTTGCTTGGACGCTGACACCACCAAGATGTTGCTGTTTGGGTTCAGCAGCAACTGGTGACATACATAGGCCGAAGTAATCCACGATTTGCCTACACCCCGAAACGCCTCAATGACTCGACGCTTGGGGCCGTTTTGCAGGTACTCAGCAATGTCATACTGGATGCGAGTAGGGGGAGGAAGCCCTAAGTGATCCCACGCTAAGTACAAGAAGTTTCGGAAATCGTGCAGTTCGTGCTTCACCACTTCACCCTGTTAGCCCAGTAAGCAGCGGACATCTTTCCTTTTGCAATGTTACGACGGTGGCGAGCCTTGAAAGACTTACGCTTGGCTTTGGTTTTAGCGGACTCACCCTTTTTAGGTTTGCCCGCAGTTTTAGCCCCCTGTTCGCCAAAGCGAATAGTCTTGATTCTGTCGCCTTCTTTTGCAACCACAACGTGGGATTTAGTGGGGTGGTTTGGGGTGCGTTTGGGTTTGTTGTAGCCCGATACACCGGCACGTTTAATACGCAAATCTTTTCGTTTCATGGTCCCTGAGCCTGTCCTTGTTCAGCGGGGCCACCACCAAATTGCGGACCTTGGCCTCCTTGCAATGTGTCTCGTTGAGCGTTTCTGTTTGATGTAAAATCACGGGTTCTGCCGTAATTAGATTGTTGATTCATCAACCCGATCAACAGGCTGAGTCTGGCTTGTTTCATATAGGCGTCTTCAATAACCGGAAAACCTCTGGCGTTGTCAGGAATTGGCATTGCTGATGCTTCTTCAGATACACGGGCCGCTGGATACATAAAAGCAGGAGTACACATGTTAAGATCCTGTCTGTGGTATTTGGAATGGAAGGGATTTAGCCAAGTCAGCCAGTGGTTCACTTTGCTGTGGAGTGGCATCAATGCCATTATCTTTGAGAAACTGTCGGGCTACGCTCAAATCAGAGGCTCCTGCTTCTCCCGACTCTACTCTACGAAGCAGTTCATTGGCAAGTGCATCGTGCAGTCTTTTTGCTGTTGTTTCATCCATTTGAAAATCCTTTAACAAGAAACGATACAAGTGCCCCAATAGCCGCAGCCGCTCCAAGCATCCATGATTTACCCTGCTCAAGACTGCGGAGCCTAGATTCGTGCTTATCCAATTCATCATCAATGACCTTTTGACGGGACACAAGAGAATCAACTTTGCCTTCCAATCGGCCCAAGGCTAACAGTATTTGGTCATCAGTTTCCATTATGTCCCTACAATCCGCAAGAATGTTGCATAGGTGCTGTTAAAGTTTGAGTCGCCATCTAGTTCCGAACCAGTATCGTCAGCCTGAATCGTAAACTTGACTTTGTGATTAGTGGTGTTGGTTACGTTGATTAAAGTGGACATTGCCGATACTTCTTTGGGAACACTGCCGGTAACACCCAAAATACTTACAGCGTGGTTGACAGTGTTTTCAGAGTCAACAAAGCCGTCACTGGTGCTTTTAATCCGAGCAGTAATCAGATCAATGTTGGTAGCAGTACGAGCAATCTGACAATGAAGGGTTACCAAGTACAAGCCGTTCATGGGGAAAGTAAAGACACCGGAAGACTCAGACATCTGAAAGCCAGCACCTGTAGTTCCCTGAGTAGTAGTGTCTACTCGCTCCCACGTTGAGTTAATGTCAGCCTCAGATGCTGTAATTGCCTGATCCACTGCAATGCGGAACTGGTCTGCAACCGGACCAATCAAAGCGGGAGGAATGTCACCGTTGCTATCGAGCGTAACGAATTGACCGTTGTTTGCCCCTGCTTTGAAGGAGTTACTAACGTTGCCGCCCTCAAGCATGACGTTTGAAATTTTGGTAACCATGATGTATTCCTTAGTTACTCAGCCGTTGGATAGAAATGAACGCAGTGTTTAAGGTGGCTGTGCTTTGAGACACATTTACCATAAATCTGTACTTTTTCAATTGAGTGGTTGTAATGATTCGTTTGTAGAGGAGAGTCGCACAACCTTGACCATTTGCTGGTGCGATTTCGCTTGCATTTGCAATTAAAGCAAAGCCCCCACTTCCATTTTCTTCTTCTAACCGCAGACTTGCAAATCCGTTATTCAAACCCAAACCGCCGCCAGCCTGTATTGTTCCTCCAATTTCAACCAAGTAAGTACCGGGAGTTTGAATTCTTATTTGTCGGTTAGCATCGGCTCGTATGACGCTAGTTGAAAGATACCCCGATGTGTTCAACTCACTAATTACAACATTTTGATCATTACCAACAGAAAAGTCGCCTTTGACAACATGACCAACAGCAATGTTTGTGTACTGAGGTGATTCATTGCGAATCTCATCTTGACGCAACACTGAGGTAGCAGCCCTTGTTCGGTTTGCATTGTAAATTTCTACGTCCCCGTCATACCGAACAACAAAGTTACCAGTGGTGGGGTTTGATCCTCCTGATCTCATTACCTTGATGGCTGGATCTTGGTTAAATTCACCCATTGTGTTTAAGCCGAGGTAGCCACGACGATTACCAGCGGCTCTAGTTCCACTTGTCTTCAATCTAAAGTAGAACTCATTAATGTTGTTTCCGCTAATGTCATCGTGGTCGGGGTCTACGTTTGTTCGCAGTTCGTAAATGCGTTGACCATTATCTGCACCATCTGTACCGATCATTACGAGGTAGTTCACATCGCCCCCAGAACCAAACGATGCCTGATTACCTCCTACAACAAACCGATCCTTATTGTCTCTAGATTTACAGAGAATGTAGGTGCAGGGGTCATTGACCTGTGCGTTGAGGGGCTGAATCCACAGCATTGCTGTATTGTCTTCTGCTGTATTAATTGTGTCATCTGTTGGAAAAAGGCCAACCTTTCCGTTCTGGTTTACAGTCACTACTGTTTGGGCAGTCGAACCATTATTCCCCTGAATCTCCACCATGTTGCCGCGTTCAGGAGTGTTACTGTCTTTCAGAGCAGTTCGTTGCAACTTGACCATGATGTCGCCATTTGAGCCTGTTTGGTTACAGTTCAAGGTGTAGTAAGCATTACCCGCAGCATCAGCAGCAGTTTCAGAAGGGTCACCAAAGATATGCACATTTGCTTGCCCGTGGCTTCCAATTCGGAAAAGGGCGGTTGCACCATCCACCATGTTGCGAACTACTAAAGGAAAATTGGGGCCAGAATGACCGACAATTTCAGTGTACCCATCTTTAACGGACAAGATGTTATTGCCACTTGCTTGCTCTACCAAGAAGATGTCTGATGTATGGTCAGTTGCTCCCCGCAGAGTAATTGGAGTTTCAGATGCTGTTGTAGCCTGACCAATCGTGGGAAAGTCAAAGACCTGTCGAGACAAGCCAAAGTTGTTACACACGACTTGAGACGATGTTGCATTTACCCCACTCAAGACAATAGTGCCGATTGAAGATCCCACAGTCACGGTGTAGTCGGTGTTTGGGCGTTGGATAACACCATCAATTTCTACAATGAACGTCTGCTCAAACGCCGAAGTAGGGACAGGCGACATAGAAAAGGTCGTAGTGTTTGCCGAACCGTCATACGTTCCGGTAGTGCTGGTGGTGTCGCCGGGAGTAAACAAGCCGCCTGAAGTACTTTGGTTATTCCAAGTCTGGGGGACAGAGGGAACATTGCCTGAAGTAGCCAACGCTGCGCTGATAAATCCAAAGGACACCGCATCCGTAGCATCTACAGGGTCAGCAGCCAGCCCTTCAATACGAAGTCCTTTTGCGTCCCACGCTGACGAAGTAGCGTTCTTTTGCAGTGCATCCGTTACCCCGAGTTCTTTGAGTTCCTGCTGCGAAAACAGAATCTGCTCAAAAGAAGTGTTCAGGTCACTTGACTTCAACAACGAACCGTCAGAGTACAAACGAGTAGCGTTGTCAATAGCGGTAGTACGAAGAATCCGAAGTTTGTCAGCAGTAGTTACCTGATTGAAAAAGGCAGAATCAGTCAGCGTTACTTTGGTAGTAGGAGAAGTAGCCACAGTAAACTGGCTTGTAGTTGCCACCACAACAGTTCCGTCTGCTTTAATCAGGCTAACCCCGACATCAGACGTCGTGACAAAGTTCAACGACAGGTTGTCGTAAACAGTCTGACCGTTACTAGACGGTTGAATTTCAACAAATGAAAGTGCCATTTACCACCTCTTATCCGTTCTGGGAGCATTGCTCCTTCCAATTAACTCGTGAACAAATTGCCCAATCACTGGAACACGACCAATGATTGCAGCGTTAGCAAAGTTTCTCATGTCTTGTTGAGACAGGGGATTATCCTCTTGCAGAATTGATTGTGCCGGTTCCAAAAAGCCCTTCTTGACTTGATCAAACATTGAATACGCAGTTGAACCTGTAATTGGGTTTAGACCCAAACTTTCAGACGAACGCATGTATTTGTTGAACACCGGCTCACCTTCCCACCAATTTGCTCGGTTACCACCAACAGAAATTGCATCAACAATCTGAGGAATAATGTTGAAGTAACTTGCACGGACCACAGCAGATTTCAAGATGTTGTCCATTGACATCCGTTCTTCCCACCACGCATCTCTTTCGTACGGATCAATCATCGGGTAGCGAGCAGCAGTCAATCCAATGTAAGACAGGCTTCCCATCAACATTGAACCAACAAGGTTCATAGATTCAGTCACATCAAGTCTTCGGATACCTTGGGCAAACTGTTTACTCTTTGCCGCCATACCAAACACACGGTATTGACTAATAAATTTACCGCCCAAATTTCCTTGCATCCAATAAGGAATGTCACCGACGCCATGACGCTGCACTTGATTATCTGCCTGTCGCCGCATTGCCATGCAGAGTGCGTCATAGGCTCCAAGGTCGTTCATTTTGTCCAAGTCTGTGCCAACAACTTTGCGGCCCCAAGCATTTGACTTAACCTTGACAACTTCAGGTCGAAGAAGTTCTCGATTAATTCTTTCTACCATTTCCTCACTCAAGCCTAGTTCTCGGAATCGCTGCTTAGAGTTACGCCACCAACTAGCGTTGAAGTCAACCTTTCCTGCTTTGTTGGCTTTGTACGCTTGATCGACAAAGTGTTGGAAGTTTGCTTTAGTCGCCCATCGTCGAAGAATAGTATCCATCGGCACAATGCCAAATGGGTTGAGCATCGAAATGTTACGACCAGTTTCTAGCATCTTGTCCAGTGCCCCAAGTCCGCCAGTCGCGTCTCCACCAACTTTTCCGACAGCAGAGTCAAGGCCGTGGTCATCAATTCGTCGAAGAATAGTTTCACCGATTTCGTAATCGAATCCAACACCGATGTGACAACCAAGTTGGTTTAGAAGTGGGTCAATGTCTTTATTGTGCTTGAGTCCCATTGCCAGCGTGTTGATTACCTGACCCAATTCAAACTGCTGGAATGCAGCGTGCAACCCTGTCTTTGCCATGATGTTTGCAACTTCAGGCAACTGAGCAAAACCAAGCAACTGCCCCAACGAGGCTTGAGCATAAGATTGAACTCTAATTACCGTTTTTAGTGTTCTTGAAGATACGTCTTCGTAAATAGGCAAACCAGTAGTAGTGCGGTAAACCAAGTTTAATGAGGATTCAATAAACTTAGAGTCAGCCGTTGATCCTTCTTTAGCCAAACGTTTTACTGCACGCTTGACGTCTTCAAAACTTGGGACTTGATCGTCTTTGAGTTTAACTCCCGCTTTGACAAACACATCTTCGTGAAGTTCATACAAGGCTCTGTATGCCTTACGAGTTTCACCCGCACCGTGCATTCTCTTGCTATACCGAGCGGCAACGTCGTAAATGTTGTTGTTTGTAAAGTCAAACATACTGAGTTTTACAGTGTTGCCATTAATGTTAACCGTAGACTCAAAGGTCTCATCCAAGTGAATTCTGGCACGCCCTTGACTAATTACAGGATCGTGCATTTTGTCAGAAGTCATGTCAATGATGTCATCAATTACAGCCTGCTGTTCTGTTGTAACAGCGTATGTACCGTCAGCATTTCTTTTTGCCCCCAGTTTACGAGACAACTCATCTTTGTTTGTTGTTACCCACTCACTCAAACGCTTGTGGTTGTGGTGAATTTCAGGATCTCGCATGAAACTGAGGATGCGTTCAGCAGCCAGTCGTGACCTTCGTACTTTCTTACCCGCCGAAGTACTTACTACATTTCGCATACCGTTTCGTGCAAAATCGGGGTGTGCTTGGATTGCTCGTTCAAAGAAATCAATCAAGGCTTCTGGAACATCACCATCCTCTGTTAGATATTCAGAAATTGCTCCGGGTCGCCAAATGCGGTGGAAATAACCGGGAGGGGTTGTAGCAATTTCTTTACTAAACAGGTTGTGTTTGTTTGCGTACTTACGGGCGTGATTAAAGAAATCGTCAATACCGTCAACAAAGGCACGCTCCCAATCTTTAAGATCGTCCTTTGTCATTTTTCCCGCAGCAATCATTTTTTGCTTACGGATAACTTCAGTCCGCTCTGCGTCTGAAAATTTAGATCGACCGCCCCCACGTTTGCGAATAATGCCTGCTTTCATTTCAGCGTTTGCAAGTCGAGTCATGTGTGCCTGTTCAAGGCGGCGGGCGTTTGCAGCAGCGTTGTATCCTCCCTGACCACTAGAGTCCATTGTTAATCGCACAAAGTCTCGTAAGAATGGTGAATCTACTTCTTTAGCAAGTCCCATCAATCGAGTGGAAATGGAAGCAGTAGCAACCGCCCACCATCGACCCGGAAGGCTTGTGGAGAACCATCCTTCAGCCAAGTTTGCAATAGTGTTTCGCAACCCCGGTTCGTCATCAAGAGAGGCCTCAGTAACCATGTCTTTCAATTCTTGAACTTGTCTATCCGCCGCATCGGAAACTTTGTCTAGTTTTTCTTCTGTGGTGACGCCGCGTTCTTTTTTCCGACGATCAATTCGTGCCTGCATTTCAGGAGAAATGTCACTGCGACGTCGTGCAGCCGAATAAGGATTTAGAATATCCCCATCAATTTCAAGTGTTGCACCTGCTCCGGCTTTGCGTGCGGCCCGCCACTTTTTTACTTCCCCATCAACAATCATTTTCTTAAGGGCTTTGAGCCGAGCCTTGGGATTCTTTCGAGTTGGTTTTGCTTTTGCCAAAGCGTCCCGATCCAATACTCCAAGTTTTCCAGCAATGCCCTTGAGTTGGTTTTCATCTGTGATGTCTCCAACATTTCTAGATGCCTGCTTGCGTACTTGATCATCAGTTGCGTCAGTCAAGACTCTAGGAATTGCCCCAGACTTATCTTTTAGAGCCTGTGCCCCTGCTTTTTTAACAGCACGGCGAATCTCTACATTTGTCAACGGAACATTAGTTTGTGCCCCCGGAGCGTTTTGGCGAAGGTCTGCAAGTGCTGCTGCTTTAATTTCCTCCCGCAACTGAGTAATTGATTTGAGTTTTCCAACCGCACGAGGAAACCGACCAACCTGTTTTGCCTGACGAGCCAAGGTTTGACTAATACCTGAAACAGGAATGGTTGTTTCTACCCCGTACTTTTTAGCAAGTCGTTCCAAAGCGGGGCGTGACCTTGTGCCTTTTAGTCTGTTTATTCGCCGCGTCAGGGCAGTCGTAGCCTCTGCAAGAGCATCCTCACTTGTGATGTCTCTAGTAAGTTTTACTCCAAGTTGATCCGCCAGTTGTTTAATTTCATCAAACTGACCTTTACGGGCCATCTCATCAACTTCACGCCAAGCACCTTTAATGCGTAGACGAAGGGCACGAAGGGCTTTAATTTGAAGTGCTTTAGAAGCACGCTCTGCTCCCAACTCTTTACCAACCGCTACAACACCAGCCTTTCCTGCCGCCTCTTCAATAAGTGCATCTTCAGCCGCTCGCCGCATTGACTCTCGCAGTTGCCGGTCAAACCATTGAGGTTTCATTTGAGACAGGGCTGTTCCAACAGTACCCGCTGCTGCCATTCCAATAAACAAGTCAGTAGAAGTAAGCGTCTTGTCTTTCCGATACCGCAAGATTTCAAGAGGAACGTCAAGGGTCAAAGCAGTTAGGCCGGTTTTGATTGCGGCTCTGGCTCTTGCACTTTTGACACCCTTGTCAACTATCTGCCCCAATTTTCTTAGACGAGCAAGTCCAGCAAGAGCAGCAGGGCCAGTTACCGGGGCAGATGTACCGCCACTCCCTGCTGTAAAGAGAGAAGAAATTGCTGTAATTACTGCCGCTTCAGGCATCGCACCAATAAACATTGCAGCCATGCCGGAAGCAGGTGCGCCCTCAAACACTTGTGCCCGTCGTCCACTACTCAGGCGTGCTTCCTCTACTTCCTCAATAAACATGCCAAAGTTGGGAATTTCTGAATCAAAAAATGTGGGGTTAAGCAATCTCTCTTGTGTTTCCTCACTGAGGTCGCTTGCATATTTTTCGACTAATTCTGGCGTTACTTGGAAAGTCGGATCAACCTCATCACTGAAAACGTCGTATTCGTCTCCACCGAGAAACCGCCCAAGATAACTGTCGTTGAAAAAACTTTCTTTGACGCGACCACCGAATGACCACCAGTAGTTATTTGGATCAGAATCAGCAAGTTGGGCACGGCGGCTTAGTTGCATTGCCGTCATTGCTTTTGGCGTCGGCAGTGGTCGAGCAACATTACCTATGGGCATAAAGCCGACAGGTACGTCCATTCCGGTAGGCAGTGGGGGTTCTGGAGCAACCATTATTCTTCAGACTCCATGTTTAAGTCCAACTCTCCAAGAAGTTCGTAATCTTCATCACTCATTACTTCTGTCTCTAGTGTAAAGTCCATTGCCCGTGCATCGCCCAAGAAGAAGAAATCACTTCCTAGTTTTGCACGGTCAGTTTCATCTAAAGCAAAGTAAGCAAGTCGAGTGTCTGGGGCTTCCAGCCATTCAGACTCTTCAGTCAAATCAAGGAACCTGTCCTTAACTTCTGAATCTTCAGCATCTAAAATTTCACGAAGACGGGTTGTTCCCTCAACAGATGCAGACATCAAATCAACAAGAAGAGCGGTCTTGCGAATGTTTGATCCTCTTCCTCCAGCCTTTGTTTTTCTTTGCCCAAGTGGCGTTGTTTCCATTGTGTCTACATCAACCATGTCCGCAAAAAGTGATCGAATGTTTACAAACGATGTATCCTTTTCAGTCATTGGTCGTGTGTTTACTGACCCAAACAGCACCCCTACTCGGTATTGATCTGGCACTGGAACGGTGGCATCACCAATCCACGCAAAATCTTCTCCAAGTGCTGCACGAGTTGCGGGGTCTAGGTTTCTGTATGCACGCACTGCTTCAGGGTGACGGAGTGCGTGCGACAAGTGTGCCCCCGCTCCTCGGAATCTAGGGATACTTTTGTACTGATTGTTCTTCAAGTACGTTTTGAGATCAGTCCGACGCACTTCGTCCGCGATGCCTGCACCTTCTTCAGTTGCCATCAGAATTGAGTAAAGACCTGTAGACCGCAATCTAGCACGTTCGGCAAGCACTTCGGCTGTGTCAACGTCTTCATCCATTTCTAGTTCTTCTCTTACTGCCGAAATTGATTCTGCGTCATTTATTGATTGAATCAAGTCTTGATCTTTAACGTGAGGGCTAGACGCTTGCATTATTTCTTGAATACTAAAGAAAACCTCGTTGTTTCGTTTAGGGTTTGGTAGAGGCCGATAAGGAATAGTAGAGTCCCCAGCACGGCCCGCTTGATTAACCATAATGTGGTACATCCCCGGAACTCCGTTTACTGGAACGACTTTCATGTCATTAATTGCTTTACCTCGTGCAAGAATATCTTCGGAGTCTCCAATCCGGCCTTGAAGAATTGCTTCATACAGTGGGCTGTTTTTTGCTGTGTCTGTGCCAATAAAACTGCGAAGGAAATGCCCTTGCCCTTTTTCAAAGTACGCAGGAGCGTATTGATCTTCAAGGTAGGGGTGGCCACCAACGTACTCATAGTGTTCATCAACAAAGGTTTTTGCCATGTTCACGGCTTCAGAAACACTAGAACTTGTTGGGGATCCACCAGCAACAATAAACTGAAACACTGGGGCCCATTGCCTAATCAGGGGATCGTTCAAAGAAGATGCGACCTGACCACCCGGTTCAAGTTGATTACGCATTTCGCTTTCTAATCCCGCTAGTGAAGCACTGCCGTTTGCAAGAGATGCTTGTGCTTCTCCAATTTTTGCAATTGCTTGTGGTGGCTCAAGACCTTTACTGTAATGCAGCATTTGGTAAGACCGCATCCAAAGGTCAAATCGTTTTAGCCCTTGCGTTGAAGCAATCATTCCCCCCGCACCGTATTGCTGATACGAGTTCCACATGGCATAAGTTTCTAAGAACTCTTGTGTCTGCGTCGATTGTCCAATAGCCTTATCAATTTGCTCTTGAGTTGCATCTTCTGGAAGTCCGGCAGTTTTTAACATTGCTTCTGTAACACCTTCCCACGAGTTTAGGAAGGGCATGTTCTGGAACCGCTGAAGGTGCAATGGATCAACTTCGTTAAAACGAAGGCTTACAAGGGCACGGGCTTCATCTTCCGTTAAACCGTTAGCCGACATTTCGGATCCAATCAATGCTGACCGAACTCCCTCTCTACCAGACTCAATTAAGTTGCCGGGATCAATGTCAAACTCGTTTCCGTCTGCATCTGTGACCCGCAATTTGTCGTTGTTGTCTGGGCTTCTAGTGATGTTAAATTCACCATCAACTACTGTGCCTTTTGGAGCATCTGCAAGAAGCATAGTTAGAAGTTCTACTTCATCCCTTGCACCCTTGTCTCGCATCATGTCCACAATGTCAGGGTCGATTTGTTTTGATGCTATTGATGAGTATGCGTCTAGAAATACACCAGTGATCTGCGATTGCCGCTGACCCATGTGAATCGTGCGTCTTTTTTGAGCCGCTCGCGTTTGTAGGGTTGCTTGTGTTTTGCCCAAACTGTCGGCGTTTAGGTTTGCAACCTCACTAATTTTTAGGAGCGATCCCTCTGCACGAGTATCAGGGGGAAGGATTGGATTACCGTTCTCGTCTAACTTCAAATCCTTGGGGTCAGGAATAAGTTGAACTGGACCAGCCTTTAGTTTGCTTAAGACTGAGGAAATTCGATCATAAGTAACTTCATCTCCAAGTTGAGCAGCCTGCTCACGCAGAGTAATCAATCCTTTTGCTACTGCGTGTTGTGCCCCACGGCCTGTAAGTTCCCCAGCCAATCCCCGCTGATCAATAAGTTGTTGGGCTGCAATTAAGAGTTCTTCTTCACTCTCAAGATGATCTCGCATATCCGCTTCAATGTTCGCCCACGATTGATTTTTGGTTCGCTCACTGACATGCTCGGCCCACTCTTTCGACAACTTTTGAGTAGTAAGTGACCAGCCTTTGTTGAACCCCATGTTGAACTGAGATTCGCTAATTCCCAACTTAACAGCAGCGGCCCGCCGCTCTTTGCCCATTCTGTCAAGAATTTGGGGGAAATGATCAACATCAAAGTTGCCGTCGTTGGCCTCTTTGATCTTTTCCATTGTCATGCGAGCATTAATTTCTTCCTGTCGAGAAGCCATTGCACCCTGTGCCCGTGCGGCGGCTCGTTGGTGTGCTGGGGTAACTGCCCCTACTTTCCCTTCCTCTACCAACTCGGCAAAACTCTTGTCTAACTCATTTAGAGTAAACTGATCTGTATACAGTTTTTCTAGCCGCTCAGTTTCCACACGCTCATATTTGACCATTGTTGCCGCTGCTTGACTCAAAGAGGACAGGGCTTGCCCCATTCGACGCATGTCATCAAACTCAGTTGTGTCTGGCTTTGCGGGGTCAGGTGTCAAGATTGGCTGTGCAGGCGCACCCTCTTGACTTGGCGTAATGCTGGTATCAACAGGGGTAGCAGGAGCAATAAATGCTGGTTCACTAAGCGCAGGAGCCGTGAGTTCCCCCGGTCTACGTTGTGGTCTTTTTGCCATTGTTTACCCCAGTGCCTTTATGTCTGCGGCTACGCCATAGCCAGTTGTAATTCCCTGTGCAATGCCGTTGAGAACATAAGGAGTCATCGACGGCTGTCCAACAGCACCCACAGGAGCAGGCAACTGTACAGGAGGGAGTGGTGAAGGCAACGCTCTGTTCAATTGAGACTGTGCCCTCGCTCGATACGCTAGAGCATTCTGTTGTGCTTGACGCATCGTAGAACGGTAATTTTCAAATTCAATACTACTTGCTCTTGCTTCTGCTTGCTGGTAAGCATTCATTGACTGCAATACGGCGTTGCCGGTAACTCCAGACTCCGCAGCCGATGCCGCAGTAAACGCCATGCCTGTAGCAGCCTTCTGAGAAGCAGCATTGATGTTCTGCATAGTTTTTCGCTGCTGCTGATCAAGGTTTGTCATTACAGCACCAAACTGAGCAGAGACAGATTCTTGAACCGATGCCCCATACTCAAGATATTGATTTTCTTGAAACTCTGCTAATCGCTGCTGGTAGTCAATTTGAAGAGCGTAATTCTGATGTCGGTTTGCTTCTACAGCCGCACTGTGTGCTGCATTTGCTCTTGCTTGCCCTCTTGCTGCTCGACCCTCAGAAATGCCCCCAACTACTTGTAGTCCTCCAACAACGGCAGATACTGGATCACACATGATTCATCCTCGCAAACTCCAAGAAAGGTAATTGTTTTGGCCCGACCATTTTCCTACCAATAAAGGTGTATCCAATGTGTTCAATGTATTTCATGTGAACCTTGTTCCTTTCATCGACAATGTTGCCAGTTATGGGGTAGGGACGGACGAGTTCTTTATGAAACTTGGTTACGGTCTTCATAAAGGGGTACTTATGCTTTGAAATGTTGTCTGTGCCCAAAAGCCAGATTGCGGCAAATTCCTCTGTGTAAGGCACGCACCCAAACAACGCTGATGGTTCGTCATCACACATCCATGTGTAGCAGGGGGATGACGCCTTGAATCCTTGCTTTAGGGCAGTAAACGGATCTCGACCAATCGCTTCGACCTCATCTCGATCTGCCTGACGGAGGTTGTTGTAAACCTGTGGAATGTGAGATTTTTTGGACTTAACGATTGTTGATTCAGTCATGCTCGCTGCTCAATTCTAGTGGTGTACTGAGCCTCAAACTCAGCCGATTGGATATTACTAGGTAGAGGGGAGGAATTGATGATTTCAATCTTGGCGTTTAGTGATTTTAGGAAAAGCGGGATTCTGAATGATCCTGTCTCACGCGGCACGGTGTCAGTGTTAGTCGCTGCAAGGAACCGACCACTAAAGGGGTAAGTAATAGCCGTGCCTTCAGCACCACCAATAATCGGGGTCACCTTGAGAGAAAATGCAGCAGTATTGTCGTATTCCAGTGTCATGTAACGCAACTGGTGGCGACCCGTTGAGATAATGTCTACTCCCCCTTCTCGCGTACTTTTGAGTAGAGGCTTAGTGAACTCGTAAGTCATGGTGTAAGGCTCACCAAAGAACACCTTGGTTGTCACGGGTATTTCTCCTTGAACCACCACAATTGTTTTTGACCCGTCCCAAGTTGCACTATTTACAGTAAGCCGATCACCCGTAGAAGTCACAGCCTGCGTAACGCCCTCTGAAGCCGCCGTAGAGACCGCAGGAAACTGCAAGCCGGTCAAATGGTAGGTTGTGGTCACGGTGTCCGCAGAAGCCCGTGTAACCCCCGTAGTGCCCCCGCTCTGAGCGTAGTGAACTCTCCGGTCTAGCGTTGTGACATACGTTGCACCTTCGTCAGTCAGGCCGGTCTGCAAGTCAATTCGCTCGATGTAGGTTTTGCTATTGCGGTTTACAAGCAAGAATAGGGATGTGCCAACGAATTCTATGTTCAATAGCGTTACATTGGTGAATTCAAACTTAAACCACGCCGACTGCATCCGTTGCTGCCGAGTATTGAAGTATTTGTACAGGTACAGTTCGGTATTTGATCCTGCCAGCACAGCCACCAAGTTTTCGTGAGTCGATGCAGCAATCTTCCTTGTACTGCCTGTAATGTAGGTAGGCACTTGTGAGGTAATTTCATTCGCATCAAACTGAATGTCTGTAGCGGAAGAACTTGCTTTGAAGTACTCTTGGAATCCGGTAAACGACCCACGTTTAAAGGGGAAGAATAGAGAAGTACCAGACGCCACGGGGGCAGCAGACGTATCTACATCAAAGTCAGTAACATTAGTTACGGAGACCGTCAGTGGTGACAAGATTGACTCACCCGCTAGAGAAAACTGGCTTCGCTCTGAGAACAACATGAGTCGGTCACTAAACGGGACTGCTCGGTCAAGTTTGGACACAACCGTACCGCCCACACCTACATCAATAACCGATGAGTCTAAGAGTTGTGTGACGGTGGTTCTGAAGAAGTTGAAGAAGAATCCAACCTCCGAGAGACTTACATTCTCACCACTTGTCACTACCAATCGGTTCTTAAAGAAGGAGATGTCTGTAATTTCTTGCCCAATGAATGAGGGAGGGGGATTAGTCAGATCGTCTCCGGTTTCTCGCGGCGTGAACTTAAATGAAGCCCAATCAACCGTAGCATCAACCGTACCGCCAGTGGGAGTAACTCCATTAGCATCGGTAAACACAAATGATCCGTTTGGCTGGCGTACCAGAATGTGGGGCAGTGTTGCGGCGTCGTAATCTGTAGCCACTCCCGGTCGGGGAACTTCAACCCAACTACCCTCTTTCATGTCACCAATAGTGGTCTCGCCGTCTGCTAGAAATTTGACGTAGTAATCATCTACAGCAGTTTCAGGACTTCCTTCTACTTTGACAATCATCTTGTGTGGGGCCGTTGTCGGCAAGTCAGAGAAGAAAGTAGTACTTTCACGGACTACAGTAAAACCAGCATCACCAAAGTTGTTTTCGACAACAACTGAAAAGTCTGCCGGTCCTCCGCCTGTAACGTCCTCAAGAAAGATCACGCCGTTTTTTGCAACAGCATTAACGTTAGTAAAGTTAGTAAGGCCAGTAGTGCTGCCACCACCAAAACTGTCGGTTGAGTTTGTAACCGTAAGGTTTGTGTAGCCTGTGCCTCCAAGTGCAAGGGCTTTTGCAATCTCTACGATTGAGGGCACAACCGGATTTACATTATCGTCCTCGGCAATTGCTCCACCTGCGGCATCTGTAACAGTGTGCGTAACGCGAACGGTGTACGGAGTTACCCCATCTCGACCCAGTGTAACTTCCCAAACATTACCAATTCCCGACGCTTTGAGAACAATCAATGCTTCAAAGGGAGCGTTTGTTTTTTCACGAGACTGCACAGCAAGGTCACTGGCTCCAGTCTTCATTTCAGGTGTAATTGATGTGTTTACAATGTACGTTACATCTGCAATCGTAAAGGCACGCAATGTATCTGCGGGGTTAGCAATATCTCCGGGGTCGCCGCCATTATTTCCAATGTAGTAGTCATCAGCATCTAGGCCGCCGTCAATTGCGACTGTTTTAGCCGTACCATCTAACGTACTGACTTTTACATCTCCCTGCCCATCAAGCATCACAATGTATTGCTCAGTATTGTCTCGTTGAACAACGTGAGTAAACATGCTAGTGCTATTAATTGACGCACCGCCAAAAGCCGTAACTTCAGACACATGGTTTGTAGGAGGACGTTTGATCAAGCCACCAACAATCAACGGCATCGCATTAGTCTGTGCTTGGCACTGGTTGGGGAGGCGTTGTGAAATTGGTTGTTGAGATACACCCCCGACCAAATCCGGTACAGAAGTTAGTACTAAAGGCATTAGACAATACCTCTCTGAGCATCCCCTCGATTAACAATACGCATGGTGTCAAAGTTGTCAAAGATGGTGTGATCAGCAGTATCCATCTCAAACTCTTTCATCAAGGCTAACGCTCGGATCTCATCGGCTTGGCTAAATGCGTGATGCTTCTGAGACCCTACCATGCGATCTTGAAAGACTCGTGAAGCCTTGACTGTAATGTAACGCCTTGCTGCTTCAGGCAGTTTTGTGAACTCCAACAGGTACACCACGGTAACTTTTACCGACTTGGTGAATTGATTTGTGTTGTTCGTTCGGTCAAACAATTCAGTACCACGCTGAGTAATGTCGCGGTTATCTGTTTGACTACTGACGGTTCCTACTTCTGTTGCCTTCTTTATACGGGGGTCAACATCAATACGAACAACGTCATCAGGCAAGACTATTAAATTGTCACTATTAGGAGAAAATTCCACATCGTGTTGGGTATTAAAGTGCCAGCCCATTGTTTGGACTTCACGATTTACCTCCTCCAAGATGTTTTGAGCAATTGCCGCATCAGCATTAGTTTGCGAATCCAACGTGGTAACTGGGGGTTCTCCCACAGCAGAAAGAATGGTATTCACAGCATTTAATTCTGTGGTCATTGCAAGTGGCATAACTACTCCTAATTAGAAAATAGAGTCAGCCCCAGTTTCCCGAGGCTGACTCCAAGTGGAGAACTCAAACGAGTTAAGTGTAACAACGATTAGGGGGTTTAGCCCGTTCCGTCATCAACCAATTCGTAGCAACATTCAGGACGCAGAACGCCGTGACCCATTGCGTACTTGGCAAGCATGAGCGTGCCCATTCGTTCCATGAAGTACTCGGACTCCATAGACAAGTCCATCAACTTAACAGTGCCAACACCTTCGGTCTGGAAGACAATACCCTTGGTGTTGGTAAAGTTAGCAGCGTATCCGGTAGTACCACCAAACACGTTGTTGTTGATTTCTGGTGCGTCGAGCAAAGCATCGCCGGTTTCATTAACACCAGATGGCAAGTGAGTCGACTTCAGGATGCGAACACCAGCAATCTCGACCAACTCACCGCCGGACAACGAACCGTTGCCTTCTGGGTTGAAGTCGCGGTTGATGGCATCCTTGTTCTCAGTCAGCAACTTGTAGTAGTTATCTGGAGTGAGAATACAGAATCGACCGTCACGGGACACGTTCTTGCTATCCATCAGGTTAGCGGCTTTGAAGATGCCTTCGTAAAGTTGGCTACCCACAGTTGCATTAGCACCCGTGTCGCCACCGTACTGACCTTCCGAGTTTTGGAAGTTGCCGTCCGAGGAAGTACCATCAATGTTGATAATACCACCGAGGTACTTGCTTGCTGCCAAAGCGGCTGCTCCGTCAGTGGTTGAGGAGGAGAAGCGATCAGTTCGCTCCCGTGCCCCTGCAATGACGGTACGCATGATTGCTTTGTCCGCGTGGTAAGCCAAAGCCCGTCCGATTTCGGTGGAGTAGATTCCACGCACATCGTAGTGATTCTTGGCTTCATCAATGTCAGCAATAAATGCGGACGAGGTAAGAACACCGTCAATAGAGATGGTGACTTCACCGTGATTAATGGCGGACAAGTACTGAGTGCCGCCGTCATCGTCCTTCAGGACGCTTTCACCGGGAGTGTGGTACTTAGCAGAAGCAACGCCAGTCACTGGGAACTGAGCGGTCTTCCCGTTATTGATGGTACGCACACGGTGCAGACCCATCATCAAGTTGGTTTCCTCAAAGGTGGTCAGGACTTCGCCGCTGAAAACCTTGAGAAAAAGTGCATCAACCCCTGCACCAGTATTGGCCGCATTTTGACCAAAACGGTTGGGGCTAGAAATTGAATATGCCACGATTGTGACTCCTTTTCAATAAACCCTTAAAACAGTTGATGGTTTCCTTTTAGTCCCTCAGTTATCCGACGCATCGGGCCAAGTTTCTTCTTCAGAACCATTCAAAGATCCGGCGTACCAACCTTCTGGTAACCGGACTACAGAGGACGAGAGGGACCATCCCTCACCATCCCAATAGTAGACTTTTCCACGGACATCGGGGCCGAGCCTCACGAGTCCATCACTTTCTTCCACGAATACGACGCTGGAACTCTGACATCCTACGCTTCCAAGCATGATGCTCAGGAGGACGAGTAGCGTCTTTGGCGGTTTTGCCTGCAAGTACGAATGGAAGAAGTACCTGAAACAAAGCAGTAAATAGTGCATTCCACATCTCACAATCCTCTGCGAACAATTGCAGCGTTCCGCAATGCTCGGTTCCGTGTAACACCGCGACCATAGTCCGAGTCCATCACCTCAAGAGCCGCTGTGTTGAAATCGCCTTTGTTAAGGGCTGCAATCATTTTCTCAAACTTAAGCAGCCCCGATTTTTTGTACGTTCCTACACCCATGTTGTACGCCATGTCTTGAAGCACAATTTGAGTACCTCTTGGCAATTCGGTGTACTTAAAGTGCGGTGTTTGTTTAAGCAACTGTAGATTGTCTTGCACAACAAGATTGACCAAATCACGGCCTTGCGTCTCTGTAATCTTGTGTGTACTTCCTTTTACAAACACAGTATCTGGGTTTACACCCATGCGTCGAAAGTAGGCTTCTGCTTGCGGTGTTCGTGTTGAACCATACCCGATTGTTGGCACGTTCCACCCATTCTTAGGATCAGGGTCAGCATACGCAATTGACTCAAAACCTTCGTTATCAAGAAGGTAAGAAGTAATGTCGGTAGGTATTTTTACCTTCGGACCTTTGTTCTTTTTCTTCCCCGAGGGTTGATCGAACAACTTTTTAATAGCCGATGGTTTTTGACTCGCGGGCACGTTTAGGCTTTGGCCCACACCAATTCGATCAGCATCTTCAATGCTTGGATTAAGGCGAAGTAGTCCAGCCACCGTGGTTTTGTATTGGCGAGCAAGGCGAGACAGGTTGTCGCCACTTTGAATGGTGTAAGTTCCTACTTGCCTTTTGGGTGGATCGACTGGGGCATTGACACCGCGTGGAAGTTTTAGGCTTTGACCCGCGACAATCTCATCGGCGTTTCCGATTTCGGGGTTCAGGGCAAGAAGGTCATTTACCGTAGTGTTGTACGTCTGAGCAATAGTACTCAGGTTGTCGCCCGTTTTAATTTGGTAGTCGTTCATTTACGCCGCCTACCTGATGCGGTGATTTGCCAATTAACACGACCACTACCAGTCTTGCGACGAGCAGTAGCCTTCTTCTCTTTGATTGAAAGACGTTTCGCTACAGATGCTGGGCGACATGCGGGGTAGGGACGTTTTGATCCACCTTTGGCAGACTTACGTCCACAAGGTTTTCCAGTTTTTACATCTACCCACTTCTCCTTAAACCATTTCCGAAGCCCGCCTTGGTAACTCATTTTCCAACTTTACGCTTTGCAATGGTGTGAGCCTGACCAAAGGTTTTGCCCTTAATCATCAAGTCACGCATTGTCTTCATGTGTTTTGCAGTGTGATGCTCAGAGTGACGTTTCATGGTCTGCTCTTGGCGTTTTGTCAATTTCTTTTTCTTCACGATTTACCTCCACGCCATCCACCACCCTTGGACTTGTACCATTTAGAAGCCCACGCATTTGCATAGGCTGACGGGTACACCTTGAACTTTTTACGGGCCATCGCTTTTGCTCGTGACCATAGGGAAGGGTTGGTTGGTGTTGGGCTTCCCTTTTTGATCTTGAGTTTTTTGCGAGCCATTGTGTCAATATCCCTTTTTAGGTTTGGGCTTTTTGACGGGAACGGGTTTCTTTGGTTTTCCGTATGCCATTACTTTGCTCCATTCTTAAGAGTGAGTCGAGAACCTGTGTAGCCCATTGCAACAAATGCAGTGTTTAACAAGGCAACAACTTGAACCCAAGGGCCATCGGTAGGAACGACTCCTGAACCAATAACTGCACCAAGTCCGACTGCACAAAGTGAAAGCCAGAATTCGGTTGTTTTGTATCCGGTTTTAGATTCGGTTTGTGACATAATTAGTATCTCCGAGGAATTGACATTGACAAAGCACGGCGAGAAGCAAACGGGGACTTCATTGCCCGAGACCTTCGTTTTGCTACGCGGCTTGGTGGATTCGACATGGCTCGCTGCTGTTCAAGAGGAGCGGACGTAGGAGGAGGAGGAAACATAGGGGGAACCGCTTCAGGGGCTTGTCTCTCCCGCCTCTTTAACATGGCGACAGACGCTGCTTGAGGGGTACACATTTTTGCTTCCTTACAAAATTGAACTTTGACCCAATTTGGCTTCAACGGCTCGACGATACGCAGGGTCGTTTTTGTATCGAGGATCTTTCATTGCTGTTGTTAGTTGCGACAGGGACTCAAATCTTTCAGACGATTGGTTGTACCCAGTATCGCCTTGAATCAATGATTGTGGCGTAGGCCGACCACCTTGAGATTCCCATCGACTCTTAAGACTGTTGACGGCAAACCGAACAGAATTCTCATCACCCTGCATAACAACATTGTTAAATGCTTCGATTTCTTCTGGTGGGATATTGTCAGCCGCCCAATTGACCATCTGCTCATAGGACTCTTGACCGCCTACTGAGGAGTAAACTTCTTGCAACTCCATAGCGGTTTGAGCCTTCATTCCTTCGACATAGCGATCAACCATGTCTCTGGGCAAACCCATTTCAGAAATAGCCTGTCGAGATGTTTCGGAGATATCGCCGGTCTGCTCAAACTCAACTGTGTAGGGGTCCATTGACTCCGCACTAATGAATTGACCTTGAGGCTGCTCTTCTACTTCTTCTCCGGTTCTTGATCGGCTGTATTCCGATTGGAGGGCTGCGTAGGCTGCTGCAAGTGCTTCAGGCGAGTCAAACTTCTCAGGGAGCCATTCGGGTCGTTCTTCGGCAAATTGTTCAACTTGGCCTTCTTGCGGGGCTTGCGGCTCACCTAAGCGTTGCTCCATTTCTTGTGCTTGTTGTTCCAGCGAAGGGGCTTCAGTTTCTGAGTCCCTGACAATTTCAACTTTTTCATAGTCTGCCATTTAATTATTCCGGTGCAGGTTCTTGTGCTGCTGCTGCGTCTGCGATGGCTTGTGGCCCAGCCGCCTGAGCCATTTGAGCCATCTGGGCTTGTTGACGCATAGTAGCAAGTTCTTCTTCGGTTCGTACCAAACCCTTACGGTCGATGCCCAATGATGCAGCACGCCTACTGAGGTACTCCGATACGTTGATGTACTCTTGAATGGCTTGTGGCCCAAGAGTCTGTGCGATGCCCGCCAGATACAGATCAAGACGGTTCAAGTCTGACCCACGGCCCAAGGCTTCGATACCTGTGATAATCGTGGGTGAGATAATGTCCTTTGGTAGTTTGGGGAGTTTCTTTTTCTTTGACATCTGCTGCATGACTCGATTGAGCATTGGCAGTTGAAAGTCTTGAGAAAGTACTGAGTAGATACCGCCCAGTTGCTTTTCAATGGACTGAGTTACAAGCCTTACTTCTTCTGCCGTGACCCGATCCGCATTCCGAATAGTAGATTCGGTGAGGAGGAACGCATACGAAAGGCGGTCTTCAATTTGTTTGATTGCACTAAAAGCGACACTGAAATCCGACGCCTTCGCTGTTTGGAGAACACTAACATCATTTGCTGATCCTTCTCTAATTGCCCCGTTAGGTGAATCCGCAAGGGTGCGGGCACGAGTAGTTCCGTTGGGATTGACGAGAAACAGGATCTTAGAAGCCGCCGCCGACCCCTCAACAATTGCTTTGGTCAAGCCCTCAAGAGAGGAAAGGTCGCCGTAGTACTGCTCGACATAACCTCGACCGTAGTCTTCTCCGTCTACACGAATCATCCGAAGAGCAAGGAACGGAGCAGCATCTTTCCTGTACCTCTGCTTTGTTTCTTCAACAGGAACACCCGCGATCTCTTGGGTAATCTCAACCTCTTTGTCGCTCACGACTTCTTGTTTGGTGTACATCTCCACTGAATCACGAGAGGACTCAGACTGAGCCGCAACCAATTGCTTGAGGTTTTCAGGAAGAGTCGCAGGTGCAACATTTTCTTTGAGAATAATGCACTGTGCGTTGCCCATTGGATCCCGCTTAACAACAAAGCGATCAAGTCTGCAAACACGGACTGGTCCCTCTTCCTGTAGATACAGCAAAGAGTTTCCCGTAACAATCAAGTGCTTCAATGCCTCAAAGAGAGCCACACGCATGTTGGTGGACTCGATCTCCTTGCTGATTGATCGCTCAACTTGAGACAAAGAGTCTTCAACTTCTGTCCTAATTTTTGGATCAATGTTCTCAATTTTTCTCTCTTCAGCCTCGTCCATAACAAGTCGAAAGAAGGGGGCGTTGGGAGGCAAGAGAGAAAGAAGGAGAGCAGAGGCTAAGTTGTTCACACCTCTCGCACCCACAGACTGGTACGGGGTAGTGAAGCGAGTTGCTGCGTTGTTACCTGCGTCAGGTAAAAGAGTAGGAAGGGTCAGCCGCGAAGAGTCTCGACCACGATCTAAGTACATGCTGCGTGTCGCAGCCATTCGTTCGTATGCACTCTTTAGGTTGCCTTCACCGTACTGCATTAGTAACTCACTGACCCTGTAGATGTTGGAATAGTCATCATCATTCGTTTACCGCCCAAAGATGTGGGTCCAAGACCTCGACGCTTTTTGGCTGCTGTGGTGGGTCGATTTCGCATCATGTTTTGCATGAACGCCATTGTCGGCGCACCAGTCAAGTCAATCTGACCCGGAGGGGGAGGGGGTGCTACTGGAGTTAAGGGGGTAGGAACAAAAAGTGGACCACCGCCACCACCGCCGCCTATACACATGGGAGACTCCTTTTACTCAATCTTGTTTTGATCGTCGAAGATTTGGTTTAAGAACCGAGCAACACTTCGCTGCCCCGACGCAAACCAAATTTCTTTTTCCGACCAAGACAGGTCTGCTGATCGTTCTGGGAAGCACTCATTCAAACGATGAATAAAAGCCTCAGAAAGCACGGGCCATGATTCAGATTGAAACTGAACAGGCACTTCTGGTTTATTTTGTGAATCGCTCATTCCGTAGAGGTGTCCTTATTAGTGCCCATAGAGTAGGCGTACAGAAGTATAGAGTAGTTAACCAAATCAGTAATGGTATCTTCAAGTTTCTCATCCTCGACCTTGAATGTTCCAGTCTGGCTGAAAGTGATGAGTCTACTGAGTTTATCGGTCATTCGTACCAGAAAGCCCTGCTCTGTAGAGGTGATTCCTAACTTCTCTACCCTTGTGAAGTTGAGAAATGGATCATTTTGGTTGTCCCCGCCGCTATAGTCATGGTTTTTGCGTTCCATAAGACGTCTAGCCTTGTTACAGACCTCAGAATGGATTTGCAGTAGTTCAGCACGGTTTACGGTTGCCATAGTATTGGCTCTCCAGTTCGCTCATTGTACTCGCCGGGGCGTAGGATTCGTGCCATGCGAGCCTGAAGGAGAGCGTAATCCTCTGTCTCACCAGCGTTTAGGTATGCGTCACGGACTGTTTCCCACGAGGAGCCATGCTCTTTGAGCAGGCGTTCAGCCGTCTTAGGCCCGACACCGGGACACCCCTTGTATCCGTCAGTCAGATCACCCATCATGGCTTGCTTGTAGAAGTTGAAATCCGCTTCTTTACTATCCACCCATGTTTCGCCCTCATCTGGCTTCATTGGGTTGTAGTGGTTGCCTTTGATGGTTCGCAGGTCTTTGTCGATGGTCACGATTGTTGAGTTTACATACGAGTCAGACAGGAGGCCAAGGACATCATCCGCCTCCAAATTTTCCCAGCAAACACACTCATAGACATCTTCACAGAACTCCCGGAGTTCGTAGTAAATGACCGGCTTTCGCTTTCTTTTGCGATGTTTTTTGTAGTCGGGTGATAGGTGTTTGCGGAAGTTCCGGCCCACATCACTCAAAGCAATGACCATATTGTCAGCCTTGAGCGTCTTCTTAAGTGCCGCGAGATTGGCGTTGAGTTTGCCCCTCGCTACCTTCATGTCGGCATGAAGCGTCCAGAAATCATCACCCCAGCAGATAGCCTCTTCCACTGAGGTGGTGACTTCATACAGGACTACATCTCCATCAACCAGCAGGGTCTTCATCTTCAGACAACGCTCCCCCCGCTTTGGATGCCAGTTTGCCAATCTCAATGAGACCGATGACTGCGTGGTAAGAACCAGCAAAAGCCACCGTAATGTCTTCACTGCTTCTGGTTCGATGCTCTGCCCCTAGAAACACCATCTCATCGAACCGAGATTGCAGTTCTTTGATCATGGCTTCTGAGGGTATGTCGAATAGTTCGTTGTCTTCAATACTCATTAGTGTGTCTCAGCCCAATTGTACCCGATCTTGTACTCACCTGTTAGTGGACACTTGACACCAAGATCATCGCCTGCATCCTTCATGGCATCCACCGCCAACTTGCCAACCTCATCGCCCTGACTTTCACGGCACTCAATCTGCATCTCGTCATGCACATGAGCCACCTGTCTGGCTTTGATGTCCGGCATGTGACTGATGTAGTTCCACAGGTTGACTGTGGCTTTCTTCATGGCGATTGATCCAGCAGACTGGAGTAGAAGGTTCAAGGCAGAATGCTCTGACCTGATCTTCAACTTCCGTCCGTCAAGGGCCACCAGATGCGGGCGTTGCCGAACCGCAGTCTTGATGGCTTGCTGTAGTTTTTGAATGCCGGGCATTCTCTGAAGAAACTGTTTCTTGATGCGGCGACCAGCAGTACGACCACCGCCAACAATGGAACCAATCTTTTCATCACCAGCCCCGTACAAGAAGGCGTAGATAAAGGTCTTGGCTTGGTTGCGAGTCTCAAGTCCCGCTGCCTCTTGGTTTGCTGTGTGAATGTCGCCATCGAGAATCTCTGCTGTGTAGCGTCCTTGGTCATACGGATGAACATAGTGAGCCAGCATGCGTAGTTCTAACCCGCTCATATCCGCACCCACCAACACGTTTCCCGGCTCCACCGTGAAGAGTTCACGACACTCCTTACCCCACGGGGAGCCTACGCTCGGGACTTGAGCCATGTTGGGCTTGCTGTGTGTGCATCGCGTAGATACGCAACCACACGGGTTTACAGAGCCATGAATCTTGCCCCCTTTCTCCAACTTGAGCCATGCGTTCTCCCCTTCAGCCAGTTGGCCCAGACGCTTGTTGACAAGCAAGTATCTGGCAACCAACTTGGCCTCAGGGTAGTGGAGAGACGTTAGTACCGATTCATCTACTTTGGGTTGACCTGATTCAGTAAAGTCAGCCGGTTCCCACCCGTATTTCTCAATCAGTCTCTCCGCGATTTGCTTTCTACTGCCGGGGTTGAACGGTACTTCTTTTGTCTTTGTCTTCAATTGGATGATTGCTGGCGGGAAGACTTCTTGGAGTTGCTCTTTGATGCGGCATTTCTCATCGAGCAGCGTGGAGTGTAAGGCTCTAGCCCTTTCTCCGTCGAACACGAATCCGTCGATCTCTTGTGCGTGGATGATTGCCGCGAAGTCGTGTTCCAGTTGGGTGGGGCGGAAGTCAGGATCCTCCTCTTGAATCCGCTTCCAGAGAGCAGCGGTCACCGCTACGTCCTGCTTGCAGTACTCAGCCATCTCCGGCGTAAAGCACGACCAATCAGTGTCCTCACCAAAGTCACCTTTGTGGATGCCCAGTCTGACACCCCATGCTTTGAGTGAGTGACTACCCATGAGTTTACGAGGGAACTCAATTGCTTGGTGGTCAGTTGACATCAAATCCCCGAACAACAAGCGGCTCATTACCAGAGTGTCTCGAACTTCGCCTTGGTAGTTGAAGTCAGGGTACAGCCGTTTAAGGGCACGAAGATCGAACTTCATAATGTTGTGCCCGATCAGCATCTCTGCTTCTTGCATGAGTTGCAGTGCGTCACCGTTCTCCATGATCTTCGGCTCTTCACCGTCGATGCTCATGGCGATGCAGTGGCAAGTTTTTAGACCACACAGTGTGTTGAAGTCCTTGATTGCATTCGTTTCAATGTCAAAGATTATTCTCTTCGGCATACTCCAAAATCTCCTTTACTTGTTCTCCGTATCCCATCTCAATCAGCAAGTCACGAATTTCTGGAACTTGTACTAGACCCAACTTAAGCCGTGGAATCAGGCTGTACTTTTCGATTTGCTCCACACGTTGCCGAGCGATTGGTCGCCCCTCTTGCTCACCAATGTGTTGGGCAATCTTCGTGTAGGAATACGGCTCGCCTGTCCAAGGCATGTCACAGTACTCCGCACCTTTTGCTCCTTCCACATCTGTTCTTGATTTCATGTCAAGAGGAGCATGGAACTCCAGCCCCTTTCGGCAGCGGCTGAAGCCCATGTTCCTGATGCGTTCGTAACGTTTACTCGCCATTTGGAACCTCAACGATGTCGGGTGGAATCCACTCAAGCAGTCGCCCGTTGTCACGGTTGTACTCAAGAGTGCAAGACTCACCCGTGTCACCAGCATAACGATTTTTCAGGACACGCAAGGTCAGAAGGTTGGCGTTCGCATCGTCCTGCTGGTTCCGCTCGCAGCCGATCACCGCGTCAGAGAGTTGGGCGATGGCGTGAGAGCCACGGAGTTGGGCAAGAGAAGTAGAACCACCCTCTTCGTGTGACCGGCCCTCTGGACGGCGGAGGTGCGAGATGAGGCACAGGTGAACACCAGTCTCCTCGATCAGGCTCCGCAACTTGGTCATGGTGTTGTCGATCATCCGACGCTCGTCGCCTTCGCTCAAAGCAGACACCACGATGGAGAGGTGATCAATAAAGATGAAGTTGCAGTCCATCGCACGGGCCATGTACCGCACTTGATTGAGGAGGTTACTCGGATCAATAGATCCCCAGTGGTCATACATCACACACTTGCCGGAGCCAACAGTGTTCTCAAAAGCCTCACGCTTCTTCTCAATGGTAATGCTTTCGTCCCACAGGTGCGGGGGCTTCGCCATGTGAATACCCATCAGACATTCGGATGTCTTACGGATGGATTCCTCAAGAGCAATGTATCCAACCTTCTCACCCACACCCATCAGGTGGTACGCAAGTTCACGGGCAACCGATGACTTACCAACACCCGTGCCTGCGGTCAGGGTCACCAACTCACCGCCACGCATGCCGAACAACTTCTCGTTGAGGCCAGACCACGGGTAAGACACAGACTTGGTGTTCTGCTCTGCTGTGATCAAATCCCAGCAATCTGTACCGTCAACCACACCGTCAGGTCGATACGTCTTGGCTCCGTAGATACCGTCAACGATTGCCTTAGAGTTGCCATTCATCAACGCTTCGTTAGCGTCTTTGAATCCGAGTGATGTAACAATCTTGACCTTACCGGGACTTAGGACTGCCGCCGCCTCCTTAGCAGCCGCACGGCCCTGCTCATCTTGGTCAAAGCAGAGGACAACAGACTCAAAGGTTTCCAGCCAGTCGATGTTCTTGGCGATGAGTCGCTTGGCTGACTTGCATCCATTTGGAACCGATACGCACGGGTATTTGAGTCCGAATGCTTGATTAACTGAGAGAGCATCCAATTCTCCTTCCGTGACAACCACCATCTTGCCTTCGTTCCGCCATAGGTGCGAACCATAGAGTCCAACTTTCGTCGTTTCTCCCAGCCATACAAAAGACTTGTCACGGAACCGAAGTTTCTGAGCAACAACATTGCCTTCACTGTCGCGGTAATTGGCAACGTGACAAGCCTGCCCGTTGAACTTACCAACTCCGTAATCCCACTTCTTACATGTATCTTCATCTAGTTTTCTCTGCTTGAGATCCTTGATCTCGTAGTCAATTAAGTTTGCCACTTTAGGTTTCTCCACTAATTGTTTTTCCTGCCCGTCTGCATGTTCGTAGTACTCGCAGCCAAAGCAGTAGGCATGCCCATCATCGTAACGGGCCAGATTATCCTTACTCCCACACTTGGGACAAGGCTCGTGTCTCAGGAATTCGCTCAACCTCTTTCACTCCAATCAGGATACCGGGGGTTTCCCCGTATTGCTTCGTGGTGACCGAACAGATGATTTGATCATCGTCGTACCACAAGAACCGATTGAACGAGTCGAGGGTCTTGAAGAAGTTGTCAACGTCACCACGGGGGGCCAATCTATTTGTCTTCTTGGGAGAAGGCAAGTAAAAACTGGCGAACATTGTCAGCCACCCACTGAGGGGGAACAAGTCAGGTAGTGTCGAAGCATCCTTCAAAGTCTCCACTTGTTTTCGGAATGCTGTGTATCTCTTTCCGTAGTAGACCCTGCCCTGCCTCGTGACACGGGGTCTTGAGGCAGGGACAGGTTCCACTGGTATCCAGACAAGATAGGAGCCGTCTGGACGAGGAAGAAAGGATACTTGATCAGAAGGGGATGTCGTCGTTGGCAACATTCGGGGTCTCCGTAGTTGCCGAATCATACCCTTCTTCTTCACCAAAGCCATGTGCAGTTGCGTCACCAGTTTTCCCAGTGAACTCAACAAGGTCGATGACCTGCACAGCCTTGAGTCGGAGTGAGACACCCAGACCAGCCAAAGCGGTGTGGTAAGGAATAATCTCGCATGCAACCTTGATCTTGCTGCCGCCGCCGATGATTTCATCAGACTTCATTGGCTTGGCTTTTGAATCGAACAAGGCTGGTTTTTGGTCCCAAGTCTCAGAGCCTTTGCCGCCCTTTGCCTTGAGTTTGAATTTGACCACTCGCTTGTTTGAATCCTCGTCGTGATCTTGGACGGGACTCGCACCTTCCTTGAACTTGGTGTTGGGCTTTTGTGATCGAATCTCTTCAGCCAGTTCATTCTTGGCTGATTCAATCAGGTTCTCCAACTCTTCTGCATCAGAAGAATCAAGGATCAGTTGAGTGGTGTACACCCCGTCTTCGTCGAACTTGGTGTCCGGCTCACTGAGGTGCGGGTAACGGGCAACGCCCACGCTGGTTGTGTACTTGGTTCG